CATCAGTAAAATTGCTAGTGTTATTGCTCCAAGCTTGCAATACTCTTGTTCTATATTCATCTTCAGTCTCAGCATCAAAACCTGCAAAAATACCCTCGTAAGTTGCGATAGCAAAATCATCTACATCTTCAATTGGCGAAACTAATTCTAATTGCGATCCACTTCCAAGATTGCCAACAGTTCCATTGGTTCTGCAAATAACAGCAACCCTGCCGAATGTAGCGGTTGCATTAATAGTTCCAGTTGCGGGAGTGGTAGGTGCATTTGCAACGGTAAAACTAAATTGAGTATTGCTAATAACAATAATTGATGCAGTTATATTATAAGCAGTTTGATTAGCTCCAGCAATAATAACTTCAAGACCAGTTGCAAGATTATGATTATTTGCAGTTGTAGCAATAGCAGTAGCACCAATTCTTGTAAGTGAAGTTATATTAATTGATTGTGTTGATATGGTGGCAGTTGATAAGGTTTCATATTCAGTTCCATCAGATTTTTGTAGAATAGAGCCAGTAGGCACTTCAGTTGTAGCAGTTCCAGTAAAATCAATATATCCGCTAGCTTTTGAGCTAGATTTAATTGACAAGCCCCGCATTTGACCCCAGAACTTTAAATAATCTCCCGTTGCAGTTTGTGGGAATAATTGCTTTAAAATTTCTTTTAGCAATTGATTGTTATCATCAAAACCAGCGGATAAAGAGCTTACAATACCACCAATCATACTATTTTTAAGAGTGGGATCTATTTGCTTTTTAATATCGGTTTGTCCCGTGTTAACAGACATTAACAAGTTGCTAATTAGTAATTGCTGTATTTCTTGTAATGTTTTAGTTGTTAAAGACATTAGAATGTATAATTTTGTTCTTCATTAAAGATATTAGTAGTTGTAATATTAATGATATATTTATTTTCAATAATATCAATATTGCAATCAATGTCAATAAGATAATTATCATCAATTAACCACTGCAAGCCCTCAAGAATTGTATCTTGTAAATCTTCTTTATTGGCCTCACTAACTTTTTGTTGCTCAGAATAAAGCCAATAAAAAGAGCCAACCTCATAATCATCATTAAATTGATTACTAAAATGCCCTCTTCTTATATCAATTTGTTTAACTTGAGAAGCATCAGCTCTTTTTTCACAAAAAATAGACATTAAGATTGCGGTTTTAATATCAAAACAAGGTTTTACATCACCGTTTTCAATATCAATATCAAAAAGTTTCTTGTTGCAATTTATATCAAAATCAAGCATATTTAATTTATAAAAAAGTTTTTTATATTTTTTATATCAAATTAAAATGATTGTCAAATGGAAATTGTAAGTTTATTAAAAAATGATGGCAAGCTGGCAAGGGTGCAGTTAGATGATGGCTCAATTATAGATAATGTAGTAATATTATATCCTTATGGGCTTTTTGCCAATATCATAATAGATAATAATAGCTTAGGCCTGTTGTTTTGCCAGAATACTAGAGATTATTGCTATGTTATTCCTTACAATATTGCCAAGCAACCAGTTTTAACAAGTGGCTCAGTGGCAATTGGTGATTTTGAGAATAATAAGCTAATAAAAATTGTTAATGGCGATGTAGTTATAAATACAAATGTAATAATTGAAGGCACTTTTTCAGTCAATGGTGCTGTGAATCTAGGCAATAATCTTACAACCGCTGGCACTGCTAATTTACAAGGCACAACAACCATTCAAGGGAAAGTATTTACAACTCATACTCACTCAGGAGTTCAAACAGGATCTTCAACTACTGGGGGGGTTGTTTAACCCCCAGCAGGTTATTAAAATCTTATCGGTGAAATAAAAGCCATAAAATTATCGGCTTCAATTACAATAGTTGAAATTTTATCTTTAATTTTCAAAATTAACATATCATCATCTATAGATTTTAGAATACTCAATAAGATTTTAGCATTTAAATGAATAATTTTATTTATCGCTCCATCAATAGTTATTTGATTGCTGTATTTTATTACACCTTGCTCCATAACTTTTATTTCTAATATATTATTTTGAAAATCAAATATTGTTTCATTGTGAAAGTTTGTTGATATTGCAAGGGCTTCTTCAGTCGCTCCAATTAATTCTTTTTTATTAATTTTTACTTCATAATTAGTTAAAAAGCTAAATTTATTTAAATCTGGGAAATTGCCATCATTAAGTTGCGAATGGAAAATTATATCATTTGATTCTATTTTAATTCTCCTGCATTTTTCACTATGTATTGATATAGTTAATAATTCATTTCTTTTGAATGCTTTTATTATTTTCTTTACAATGAAATCTGGGATGATTTCATTAATCTCTTGAATATCAATATCTTGAGTTTTAAGAATCATAATTGTGCCATCAGTTGCAACTAAGTTCAATTTGTTGTTGTTGCTATTTATATTGATGCTTTTAATAGGATAACTAGATTCCTCTTTTCTAATCGCAGGCTTCACTTGATTAATCATTTTAACAAATTGATCGCCTGAGATTTCTAATATTTTTTTATACTCTAAGCCTTCCAGAGAATCGCTAAAACTATAACTTGAATCGCTTTGTAAGTAGTAGTTATTAATTTTTAATTCATCGAGACCTATTTCTAAAGTTATTGTATCGCTTTTTATTGTTTTAACAAGCTTTGTAAATTTTTCAAAATCAACATTGGTGTCAATATTATCTTCAATTTGCTCGCAATCAATTAAAATGCTAATTACACAGCTGGCATCATCATAACTTAATTTTAATTTATTTTCTGCTGTTTGAATAGATAATAATTTAATAGGGCTTGATTTGTCAAAATCAATTTGATTGAGAGCCTTTATAAGTGTTTTAGTTTTAAGTTTCATAGTTTTGTTTTTTAGTTATTTATTAATTTGATTATTTGATTATCATAGTTTTCCTTAGCATAATCTAATGCAGTTTTACCGTCTTTATCTTTAATATTTCTATCCGCTCCAGCCTCAAGTAATAGTTTTACAATTTCAGAATAACCAAGAAAGGATGCAAGTATTAAGGCGGTATTGCCTTTTTTATTTTGTAAATCTACATTTATTTTTTTTGATTCAATTAATAATTTTGCAATTTCTAAATTACCATATTGGCTAGCAATTATTAAAGCATTGTTGTCAAGCTCGTCTTGTGAATTTAAATCTCCATTATCATTAATAAACCGCTCTACTTTTGCAATTTTACTATTAATAGTTAGCGATAAAATGTTTTCTTCCATAGTTTCCTTTCATTTGTTAAGTTTTACAAAGTTTTTTATTTCTTTGTTTAGTTAGTTAAGTTGTAAATTAATTACTCAGTAATAATAACAAATTGTTTTTTGCTTGTCAAGTGTTATTTACAATTTTTTTTATCTATATTTTAAAGAATTCACCTGCAACAGATAAAAGCGGATTTTTATCAGCTGTGTATCTATATTTTGAGGCTAGGTCGCCAGTAGTTATTTTAAAGAATTTACTTATCTGAGCCGATAAAAACGGATTGTTATCAAAATCTGTGAAGCTTCCAATATTACATAATATTAAATCAGTTTTACTACCCTCTAAGCTTTGTGAGTAATTTACATTTTGAATAAGAAAAAGCCCATTAATTCCTTTTTTAGAATCTTTTAATATAACGGTAGTATTGGCTTGCCACAATAAGCCCGTGGTGTTATTCGTTAAAAAGCCCTGCACGGTTGCATTGTATCTCGCTCCTTTGCCTCTTTTAACGGCCATGTACCAATTAGCAATGCTTTCAATATTTTGCCTATTGGTGTTATTGCCAATATTAACAATCAATCTTTTATTTGTCTGCGATCTTTCATCAATAATTTCTTTGCCTTGAGTTAGTCTTTTTTTGCTCTGGTCTGTTTTGATATTACCAATAATTTTAATATATTTATAGCTCTCAGAAGTGTCAACATCAAGGGATGTCGATATAATATTATTACTTGCATCAAGTCCACCAACGGCAAGGTCCGCACCTTCCCTTGTTATCAATATATCTCCATCACTATCAGTAATTAATATTACTCTTAGTTGTTTTGCTAACCTATCAATAAAACTAAATATTTTCTCTTCTTTTTCTGGGATGAATGATTTGCCTACAAGCTTAGGCAATATTTTTATATCGCTAGTTATCTTTATGCTTTGATAACCATTATCATTTAAAACTAATCTAAGAAGTTTTAAAAAATCATTTTGCTTGTATTGTTTAGCAATAATATAACTATCAATTAATTCACCTGTTTTATCTCTACCCTGCACTGTAATTGAGTGGCTATTGCTTGTTTGAGAATGGTTAATTGATTCTACAAGCCCAATAAATTGATTCTCACCTGCAACTGATATTCTTATTCTGCTACCCTCGGCAAGAAATATATCATTTGCCATTTTGTTAGTAATAGTAAATGAAAAACTATTGCAAAAATTCTCTATTGATTTTGTTAGTGAAAAATCATTAAAAGAATCAATTAAATTATCATTGCAAAATATCTCAACTTTATTCGACATATTTAAGCACTTTTATATTGCCAACAACGGAGCTGGTATCTTGAAAATTATTAATAGCAATAATAGTGTCTTTATTATCATCGTTGCCATATAAATTAAAGACAATATTAATTAAAGGTGTCGGATTCTTGACTTCATACTCAACAACATTAGGGACACTCAATCTTAATTGATTAAGCTCGTTAATAGCATTGTATCTTAGACTATGTAATAAATCGATAATCTCTCTATCAATAGATAGGTCAATTAAAGAAAAACCATTTTCTAAGCTGGCAATAACATCATTAATTTCTTGTGTATTTGAGTAATCAATATCAACAGCAGTTTGATAAGCAAGAGTAAGGGCATTGATTCTAACGGCTTGATTAATTAAGTTTTGATTATTTCTAATCTCTTGAGACACAATAGAATTGCCAATTTGCACCCTATCTTTTTCGTCAATACCAAAGAAATTTTTACAAACATTAAATAAATCTTTACTACTGTTATAAGCAACTCCAAGATTATCAAAAGCAACTTTAAAATTGCTAAACAAAGCCTTAGGTGAATTAACAAGCTTATTTGCAGAATTGATAATTTCATTTACTGAACTTGAGAAATCCCCTAAACTGTCTCCAGCTCCAGCGACACTGCTAGCAACTTGATTCATTTTATTAGCAACATTTTTAGTGGTTTCAACAGCACTATCAAATTTTTCTTTAACATTGGCAACCACTTCCCAAGCCTTATCAAATTGCTCTTCATACTTACCAAGTATTTTACTTTTAAGATTAGCAAGAAATCCCTTGCCAGTCTTTTTATTTTTCTTATCCTTACTAACTTCGACAAACTCACAAGTAAAGCCAGTTTGACCTACTGCATTATTGCTATCGTTAAAACTATATTCAGTAATATAGCCGTGCATTTTTTTGTAAAATGGTAGTGATAAAAGCCCCGCCTTAGGCTCGTCAAATATTTTTTGTAGTTTATCTCTTTTTTTATAGTTAACATTGCAATCAATAAGACCACTTATTGTTATCTTCTTAAGCATCCCACCTAGTTGCTCTAAGTCTCTTCTGTTATTATTAGGATATTCATATTCAGCAAATTTAAT